CGGACTCGTTCAGCTTCTGGAGGGCCGCTTTCTGCTTCTCGACCTCGACCTCGGCCTTTCTCAGGGCGAGGTTTGCTTTCAGGGCCGCGGACTCGGCACCGGACTCGTTCAGCTTCTGGATGGTGCCGAGCTTTATTGCCTCCTCGGTCTGCTGTTTTGCATAGGCCAGGTTGCTCAGAGCGATCCTGGCCCGACTCTCAGCGTCACCACTGACCACGAACCCGCCGAAGGTATCGGCCGCCGTCTGCGGACCATACGCACGCAAGCTTTGCTGTGCGTCTTTCGACATGCGTATGACGCTCTGCAGGCTCGCTTCGGTGTTCTTGGCAAAGGCTGCGACAACCTGATTCGACTTGGTAAAGTTGGAGCTGGTGAACCCAGCTTCCAGTGCCTTTACTGACTCCAGGCCCGCTGCCTTCATCCGAGCATGGAAACGACCGAGTTGCTCATCACTGAGTACAAGGTTGTTAGCCAGACTCCCAGCCCCTGATGCCAGGCGAACCCCCAGTCCCTTCGCTGCGGCAACCCCCTTCGACTCAAGCGCTGCAATCGTCGCTTGCATCTCGGCGATCTGCCTGGCATAGCCGTCGGTCGCCGCCTTCATCTGCTTGTCGAAGCTGGCCTGCAACTCGACAGATATTTTGTTCGCATTCTGAGATGCGGCAACCCCGCCCGCTGTGAGCAAGCTTTGCAGCTTGGCCCCCATACCAGCCATCCGGGTCTCGAGATGGTCTAGGCTCAGGTGAGCACTGGTCGTGCTGATCTCAAGTGATAGGGTTGCTGCTGCTTCCGTACCTTCCATCCCTATCTCCTTGGGTTACTTCTCTGACATCTTGCGTAGTGCGGAGGACTCCATGACCTGGACTGCGTGCAGGGTGTCGAGCGGTTCTTCAACCTTCATCAGGTCCATCACCCAGCGAACCTGCGTGTAGTCGAGGCCGGTCGGCCCACCTGCACCAACTCGCCACTGCGTGCTGACCTCGGCGAACACTTGGAACGGCAGCCAACTCTCGGGCCAGATCTCGAAGTCACTCGTGTCTTCTACATCCTCCCGTAGCAGGCCGATCGCCTCCAGTTCCTCATCTGACGGCCCGGGATCGTACATCCGGGCGGCCAGTTCTACGAGTTTTTTCGCTTACCCTCGAACAGGCCCTTGTTGTAGCCATCGAAGATGGCCTTTGCCGCGCCCGGGTAGTCGTTGATCAGGTCTTCCAGTGCCTCAGGCGAGTAGGGGCTGTCGACGGCCTTCCAGCCGGCGATCAGTTCGCCCAGTGCATCGGGATCCTTGCGCAGCTCACCACCCCCGACGCTCAACGTGGCGTAGAAGGCTTGCAGTTCCTTGATCCCCTTGTGGTTGAACACGAAGGTGATCTTGGCAGCATCCCCACCCGGTACCGGGATGAGAACGTCCTGCTCGAAAGTTGGTTTTGGCTTGAGTACAAACATGGTGTGGTCCCCGATTTGGTCCCCGATTTGAAAGGTCCACCAGTCTGCGCACAAATCGGGGGAAATGCGCCCGGCGAGGCCGGGGACTGGTGGGTTCGGCTAGAGGCGCTAACTGCTTACAGCCAGCGACTCTGTCTTGTTACGTGGCGTAGCGAATCGGCTCGGCAGCGTACGACAGGGTGATCTGGCTCATCAGAGCCTCGTTCTTGCCCATCGTCGGCACCTTCAGCAGCGACCAATACGAGTTCGCGAGCAGCTTCGATCCGTTCGGGAAGGTCATCAGCAGGCCGTAAGGGGTGCGGGCTGCGTCGGCGGCCGACACGTCCGTGTACCATGCCAGCGTCGGGTCATCGAAGACTTCGGCGGTCATGGACACGGCAGTTTTGGTGGTCGGGATCTGGCGCTCGACAACGTCGTCGATCGCGGTGATGTCGGCGAAGTTCTGCGTGCCGCCAGTTGCGGTGACGCCCTTGACCTGAGAGAGTTGTGACCAGAGCGTGACCTTGCGCACGGAGCCAATGCCGGTACCGATCGGGTACTTGGTGGTGTTCGAGGTGTCGACGCCTTCCAGGATCAGCGATGTGGCGCTGGAGCCGGTGTAGGCACGAACAAGGCGCTTGTCGAGCAGGCCCCAGCCAGAGCTGACTTCCACGTAGTCACCGGCGACGATGGTCGATCCGACAACAGTACACGCGGCGTTGATAGCGTTGCTGATTACCGTGAAGCTGAGGGGTGCTGCGTATGTTTTGGCCACAGACAGCGTGGCTCCGGTCGATAATGTGATAGCCATGAGTAGTTCTCCTTGAGTGTTCCGAGGAGGCTCATGGTCGAGTGTGTCACTGACTGCTGCCGGTGAGGGACTCGCCGCGTGCTCGGCGATACGGTGTTGTTAAGGCTGGGCTAGGCGGTCTGCGCCTTCAGCCATTTTTCCCACGCGTCGATCACGCCCTTGGCAAGGCGAATAAGCGACTCATGGAGTTTGATACTTGCTGCGTTCAAAGTTTTTCCACGATGTGTGGTTTACGTATCGTTGATTCTACGCGATAGCTAGCAGCAATGCAAGATGGCGCCACCATAGTCAGTGGAAATACTGGAATGGCACGTGGATATCGTAACTGGTCCAGCCATCCTTCGGGATCTTCTTCCCGGGCGTCGGGCAGTCAAGTGTCAATCCGCCGAGTTTCCGGTACTTCATCAGGCCCTCAATCGTGTCCTGCATCAGCAGCACTTGTCGTGTTCCCGTGCCCTCCTTGGCAAACAGGCGCAGTGACACGTTCCCCCACGTCTGGCTATGTGGGTCCTCGTCGATGTCCAGACGCTGTGAGTCGTCGTAGTTGATCTCGGCCTGCAAGAAGGCCGAGCCAATCGTGTCCAACTCCACTTGCGTTGTGTTCTCATAAAATATCGGCACGCTGGGAAATGCCGTGCGCCACGCTGGATCCAGGTAGGCAACAATGGCGTCTCGCGCCTCTGTACGTGTGGTCATGTCCCGACTCTCCTGAGAATCTCGAACTGCGATTTGCCAATGTGGGGGAAGCGGTGTTGCACGAAAGCGACAGAGCGGCGCCCCACCGCTCCTGCACCAGCGTTGACAGGGCGGAACTTGATGACACCATTCTCAATCTGCCAAGCGTAGTGTTCATCGTGCGAGGCAGAGTTCGAGATGAAAATGCTCTGCCCAAGTTTGATCGGGTTCCAGGTGGCATTGGCTTGGGCGTGCGCAATAGCCGCTTCGTCCCCTCTCTGGTAGGGAACGAATGAACCAAGTCCGTCATCACCTCTATGCTCAGAGTACCTGGTGCCGAGCACGCCCGGTTGGAACGCCGACGCCGGGGCCGGCGCACCCACTGTCACTTTCCAGTTCGCAGTGAAGTCGCCTGAATACTGCGGCGACTCGACCAGGACCTTGTCGAACACCCGTTTGGCAAGGCTAACAGCGGTGGCAGCCGATGCCTTCTCAACCGCCCTGAACCAGGCTGTCACGCTGCTGTTGAAGCCGCCGACCCCTTTAAGCCCGACGGACATGAAGGCTCCAGAGTAGCCCCTCATCCTGGGCAGCGAGAATACGCCACACACCGTCCGAAAGTGTCAAGGTGTCGGACGGTTTCGGTGTCACCACGGACTTCAGCACGAACACTTGCATGTCTCCACGCTCGTAGGTCTCGGAGGCCTTGGACAGATAGTTGAAGTGCTCCTGCCATTTGACACGCAGGGATTGAACCGAGGTCGGGGTCTCGACTCTGGCGTCCGTGATCGGGTCGTACACGCTCGCGTTGTGCGTTGCTGTCTCAACCACAGGACTGTCGAGCTCATTGACCAGCGCCACGCGCAGGCCCGAGTTGGACAGGTAAGACTCCTTCACCAGGAAGCTCTTTCCCTCAAGGCTCACCAGGGAGTCCTCAGGCACGCTCTCGTTGCCATCTGTGAAGATCTGGTACTGCGGCGGGTACTTACCAGAGGTGTCGCTGTCCGGTAGGTAGCGGTTGAAAACCAGGGCCGCGTACGCATCGACGGCCGGGTTGCCGGCGAGAGCATCGCTGATGCTCGTCAAGGCAGCAAGCCCATCCGCACCCTGGATGACGTAAGTGACGCGGATCTTCTCGCCACGCCAATAGTCGGGTGCGCCATACCCGATGAGGTAGGTCTGGCCATCTATGGTGATTGCCCCCCTCGCCGGAATGGTCGCAGTCGGGGAGGTGCTCACTGATCGCTTCTTTATAGCCACACCATCGATTTTGGCATAACTGAGGGGCGAGTAGTCCACCTTGAAGCTGATCAACGGATTGTACGCATCGTAGGCGTCTGTGGTGTCCGCAAGTCTTGCCGCGCTGAATAGTCTCATGAGGTGAAGGCCCTCACTAGATCCTGCATCCTGACGTAGGCGTTGGCATGGATTGCTTCTTTGCGGAACCCTTTAATACCGGTGTCAACGACCGTCATATTCTCTTTTACCAGATCCTCAAGTACCTGCGCATCGTGACCAGACTTAAACTCAACCATGTCAAGAATTTTGAAGCCAAACCCCTTGTTTTTTATCGCCCGCGCATGGTACGAGAACCTTGTCGCCGCATCCTTCGTGATACCGAACCCTATGTATTCTTCGGTATCGGAAAATATGTGTATCGTGTAGAAGCAAGCCGGGTGTTCAGGGTTGAATCCATAGTCCGCGCATGACGGGCACCCCTTTCCCCTGAGCACGTTGTCAGGTATTGCCATCCAACGGTGCCCCTCAGAGCATTCAAACTCTGTGCTAGTGCCAGCATTGCAATACTCGCCAGCCAGTGTGTAACTTCTCTCTGATATACGCGCATTGACCTCGTCACGAGTTAGCGGTCTATTTGATCTGCACTGAGGGCACCCAGTGTCAAATAGCACACTGCCTATTCTGGCCACCCACGTATGGTTGTTGGTACACTTAAATACCGCCCGTTTAACAGATCGATGCTCCTCGCCCAGCATCTTTATCCCGCGAGGAGTGAGTCGTTTCTCAATTTCCTGCACTGTTAGTTGTGCAATTCCTCTACAGTGAGGGCACCCTGTGCCATTCGTCTTCAGCACATTGCCTATGTTTGCTAGCCACTCATGCCCAGACTCACATTTGAGACGACAACGGGTTCTAGTGTTTACGTACTCCCCAACAATGGTAAACCCCAATTTTGCAAGTCTCTCGGATACCTCACCCACAGTTAGTTTTTTAGTACGAGCCCTCATAAGGACCTGCCCTATAGGGTGAGTATGGTGAGGAGATAGGACATCGGTGGCCAACGTGTCGTCGGCCATCCTGGCCACATTGTAGAGCTTCATCAGACGCCCGTGACGGGGTCGTAGCTTGGGTTGGACACCAGCACATAGGTGGGCGTAACAGAGGCCACCACGGACGTGCCAACGGCCGCCAGAGCGAGGATCAGCCGCGCACGCAGAGTGGCGTACTGTTCGTTCACCATCTTGACGGTGTCGCGATACGGGTTGTCGAATCGCTCCACGGCGGCCTTGCCGTCGGTCTGCTTCCTGGGTGCGAACAATGGCAGGGCCGCGCACAATTGCTTGGCCACGGCGAAGGTCGCGAAAAGCTCACAGGTCTTCATGAATCGCTCCTCGACGTCGGTCGGCGTGAGCAGATCCTTGGTGTCCTGGTAGACAGTGGGTAGGGTGAAGTCAATGTCCTCGAGTTCGCCATCGAGGTAGTTCGAGTACAGAGTCAGGCCCAGGGTCGTGTCGCTGATCTCTTCAGACTCCACGCCAAGGGCGGCGCGGATGTCATCGTACGTGGTGTAGTCGGTGATCATCGCTGGATCAACCAGCCTGCATCGATCTGGGACTGGAGCCAGGTGTGCCACTTAACCGGCTGGAAGTCAGCCCCAATGGTCACGGCCTCGACCTGGTCAACGAACGGCGGGAACTTGGCCCTCACCTCGATGATGCCGGCCACCATTGTGGGTGGCTTTGTGGTCACGGGCGATGCCGCGGCGATTTGTGGACGAGCCATTCTAACCTCCGTGTGGATGTTGCAATTCTACCCTCTATGGTGCCAAGTTGGTAGTGGTACTGATGTTGACAGTATTTGACATGGGGTTGGTTTGCCGGTATCATTCCTACAGTTAGATCCACTAAGGGAAATTACAGTGCCTGCAAAAATTACACAAGAGGAATTTGATCTCCGTGTGCGTGCTGTTTTTGGCGATAAGTTGAACATCGACGGGTTTGTGTACTCCAGGTACAACTGCCGTGGGCGTGTGACGTGCCCAACCCATGGCCCCTACGAGGTGTCGGCCCAGAATCTATTAAAAGGATTTGGCTGCATCAAGTGCTATCGAGAGTCGCGCATAGGGGTGCTAAAAGATGACCTGAGTGCTTTTGTCGCGAAAGCTAGAGATGCGCATGGAGATAAGTATGATTACAGCAGCTCAGTATACATTGGGGCAAAGAAAAAGATAAGCATTTTGTGCCCTGAGCATGGTGAGTTCTCGCAGGAGGCTTGGGGGCATACTAAGGGTAAGGGATGTCCTCTGTGTGGGAGCGTAAAAGCTGGATTGAGTAACCAACTCAGCCAGGCCGATTTCATGAGCAAGGCCATCACTGCTCACGGAGATAAATATGACTTACGCAATGTTGTGTTCTCTGGTGGTAAAAATAAAATAGAAGTGTTGTGCAGAGAGCACGGGGCGTTTCACCCATCCGCAGGTAACTTCCTGTACAGAAAGTCTGGGTGCCCATCCTGCGCCGCAGAGGCACTAGGGTTTCGTAGTCGCCTGTCGCCTGATGAGTACATAGCTAGAGCACGATCCGTGCATGGCGATAGGTTCACGTACGGCAACGTTGTATACAAGGCTAATGCCGCCTATCTTGAAATTGAATGCAGCAAACACGGTGTATTCACACAACTTGCCCAGGACCACCTAAATGGTGTTGGGTGTGCTAAATGTAGTAAGCCGACATTTAGCACAGCGTCTTTCGTAGACAATGCCATGCTTGTGCATGGTGATAGGTATGGTTACGCTCTCTCCGACTATACAGGTTCAACGACGAAGGTTTCAATCACGTGTAAAATTCACGGGGAGTTTGTGCAAACACCAAACATGCACGTGAACGAGTCACAAGGTTGTCCGCAGTGTGCAAGGGTTGGTCCGAGTGCGGGGCAGTTGGAGGTTGCTTCATTGCTGGCGCAGCACACATCGGTTATTGTTGGGCACAAACTTGGGAGATTTGAGCTTGATGTTTTCCTCCCAGAGCACATGCTCGCAATTGAGTATCATGGCCTAGTGTGGCACTCAACCAAGTACCAAAAAGACATAACCAGGGACTTTAAGAAGCACAAGTTGGCATCTGAGCATGGGATACGTGTAATTCACTTGTATGCAGACGAATGGAGGTTCAAAAAGGACCTGTTTAGCTCTTTGCTATTATCAGCTATTGGACATCAATACAAGCGCGTTTTTGCTAGGTCCCTATCAGTAATTCGGGTAGGTGGTGAGGCATCCCAAAAGTTCTACTCAGAGTATCACACACAAGGTCCTCTAAATACATCAACTACAACCTACGCTCTTCACGACGGTGTAGCGCCGGTGGCCATGATGTCTTTCTCAAGGGTGACAAGCCAGCGTGGGCAGGTTGCGAGGCCTGATAAATATGAACTCAGACGTTACGCAACGTCTCGCACCGTTGTTGGTGGTGCATCACGACTCATGGCCTCTTTCCTTAGAGACCACCCAGACTGTAAAACATTGCTATCGTATAGCGAAAATAGGCTGTTCTCAGGCGCCATGTACGACAGGCTAGGCTTTAAGGTGTCACACATATCAAAGCCCAGTTATTGGTATATTACAACCAGCCTGAGGGACGGAAGAATGGATAAGGCTCGCTTCAAGCGTTCGGCTCTTGAGAAAATTAACGGGTTTAGGTTTGACCCCGCCATGTCCGAAAGGGCCAACTGTGAAGCCAACGGGTATTACCAAGTACACGACTGCGGGAAGACGTGTTGGGTGTTCACTAGGCCATAACAAGAAGAACCCCGCTTTTGGCGGGGTTCTCGGACACTACACACCCATTACGAGTACGTCAGGACTTCAAACGCGTCGGTGTAGAGACGGCGGACAATCTGCCCGAAGTCCCAGCGCATGGCGTGGGCACGCCGGAGCACGAAGTCTTCTTGCGCCGCATACTCGGCGTTCGTGCTGGAGACCCGATGCAGGCCATAGTTGATGTCCAGGCCCATGATCGTCTTATCCGGCCAACCCACACTCGGGTCGACGATGAAGATCGGCAGGTTCGGAGCCCAGGTCGGGTTCATCACGCTGACCGTCGAGTCGATACGTGCTGACGTCGGGTTGTCGTTGGTGACCACCGGGCGGCCTGTACGGTTCTCGATCGCCATGGCGCCGGCAATGTTGGTGACCAGGGCACCCAGGCGCCGCTTGGTGGAGTTCTTGTACAACCAACTGACCCAGGCCATTTGCGTGATACCGGCCGTGGCCGCGGCATCCAGCGAGAGAGCGGTCGTGACCTTGCCCAGCGAGGCGAGCGAGGCCTGGCCGACGTCTGCGTCACCGTTGAGGATGTTCAGCAGGTTGGTGTTGGCGCGCTCGTTGCGCTCGATGGCGACTTGGCGGGCGATGGCCAGGGCGATCAGGTCCAGCTTGACGTACCTGCTCGACTGCTCGGACCACTCAATACCCAGGGCGAAGGTCGGAATGCGGATTTGCTTCTCGCTGGTCGTGATAGACATCATGCGCGCCGGCTTGGCCAGTTGCGAAGTCACTTGCGATCGACCGGCTTCGGCACCCGCCATGTTGACTTCCGGCCACAGCAACCACTCATCGGCGATCGTCTCGTCCTGAGCGATCATGTTGTCAAAGGCGTTGGCGTTCATGTCCAAGTCGGCCAGCAACTTGTCCTCGATCAGTGCGCCGATGGCGGGCATCAGCAGAATGCGGGCCTGGTTGCTCGGCTGGCGAACCACCGTGCCGGCTTCGAGCCGCACTTGATCTTGGCGACCTTCAAGGACGGTCTTGAGACTGGTCGCCTGCACACCATATTTGCGTGACGGCACCAGGACAATCCCCTCGGACTCGCAGAGTTGCGAGAAGGGGTCGCCGTAGGCCCTGACGTCGCTGGTCAGGAGCGTGTTGACGTGGTCACGGACGGAAAGACCGGCCTGACCCGCTTCCCGGACGAGGTCCAGGTTCACTTCGAATTGCTGGGTCGCACCTTGTGCGTCGATAAATGCAGCCATGTCATGAGCTCCTTAGGCGTTGACGCGTGCGATGGTGGCGTACTGGCCGACGGCCGTGGTTCCCTCGAGGGATACGACGCGCCAAGCGAAATACATGCCGGTTGGGGTGGTGGCTTTGCAGACTTTCGGTGCACCGACCAGGGCCGTGCCTTTTGCAACGACCGTGCCGGTAACAACGTAGTCGCCGACCGCGATAACACCGGTGCCTGGTGTCGCTTGCAGGCCGTCGAGCATCACACGTTTGCGGCCACAGGTATCAACCGAACCGATCGAGAAGTCGTCGGCCGTGTAGGTCTCGACGGCGGTGATGAAGCCCTCGATCTGGTCACCGACTGCGCACAGATTGTACTGGCTGTCGCCAACCATCTTGACCGGCTTGCCGATCTCAAGGTCCGTGACGTAGTTGGCGGAACCGGATCCGACACCCAGGCGAGCGGTGAAGGACTCGATGCCCAGCTCTTCCTGCATTTTGAATTTTGCCATGCTGAATTACTCCTTACTTGACGAAGCGAGCCGCATTTACGCGGGCAATGCGGCGCGGATCATGAAGCGCCTGATCATTGGAAGCGCCGCCAGATACTGCAGCGACACCACCAACAGGGAATTTTGATTTGAAGAGCGGCACCATGCGGGCATGCTCAGCGAGCACCTGGGTGGGGGTCATGCCATCACACAGGTTGCCTGGACCGTTCATGGCAACGCTCATGTTGTTGGCCGCGGCAGCCGCAACAGCCGCCAGCGGTTCCATGATGGCGCTCAACTCGGCGAGCTTCTCGGTGGCCTTGTTGAGCTCGATCCCAGCCTTCAGGAGCGCCGCATCTTTCTCGGCCAATTGAGAAACCAGCAACTGCACAGTCTCGTTGGTTTTGGCAACTTGCGCAGCCTTGGCGTCGAGTGCCGATTGAGCATCAGTCGCAGCTTGTGCGTCGGCAGCAGCTTGTGCGTCGGCAGCAGCTTGTGCGTCGGCAGCAACTTGTGCGTCGGCAGCAGCTTTGGCGTCGATAGACGCCTGGGTACCGTCGCCTGCTGTCGCATCGATAAATGCACCAGCGGCGATCGCCGCGATGTCCTGCTCGGTCAGTGCCTTCTTGGCCATACCTGTCTCTCCAGAGATCTTCTTGTTCTGTGAGGTTCCGCCAGATAGCGAGCCTCTATTGTTTCCGTGATTATCCATAGTTTTTGGCAATGACGCAAGGATTTTCCTGCGAAGTCCACCAATTACTGCGTCGTATGTGGTAATACCGTCCGTGAGGCCCACGTCAACCGCAGCCTGGCCGATGAATTCCTGGCCATCGGCCATGGTCTTGTCAACGTATGCGTAGGGTCGCCCGCGAACGTCAGCCACATGTTCGACGAACACTCCATAGGTCGCATCGATGACGGCCCTGATCTGGGCCTCGGCTTCCGGCGTGAGCTTCTCGTTCTGATCAGCCAGGGCCTTGTACTTGCCAGCGCGGATGACCGTGACCGTGACGCCTTTCATCTTGTTTTGCTCGCTGTACTCGCGGAACGTCGCCTTGACGCCGATCGAGCCGACCAGTGCCGCCCGCCCAGAGTAGACTTCACCAGCAGAGCTCCCAAGCCAGTAGGCGGCCGAGGCCATGACCGAGTCCGTGAAGGCGGTCACCGGCTTGATGGAGTTAACGGCCCGGATGAGGTCCGCCGTGTCACCACAGCCAGAAACAGCGCCACCGCCCGAGTCGATGTCGAGGAAAATCTCCTTGACTGACATGTCGTTGACCGCGGCCACTAGCGCCTCCCGGATCTCCGGGTAGCCTGTGGCGCCGAACATCTCGAGCATGAAGCTGTCGCTGTTCATGAGCGGGCCTTTGATGTCGATGGTGGCGATGCCCCCGTCGATGGTCAGTAGGCGGGGGGTGTCGCGGGGCTCATCTTCGTATTGACCAGATACCCGCAGTTTGGCGATGCCCACCTCGACTTCAAGGGCGGCTTCATAGCTTGACTGGGACCCTGCCCAGGCTCGTTCTTCTTTGGTGCTCATATCAGTTACCCCGTAAGCAGTGTGACCACTTCTGTTGACCTAATGACTGGTGTTATATTTCTCAATCTTGTATTGACAAGTGTATCTGGTGCACCTTTGAGCACGTAACACATGGTTATGGCTCGTGACTCACCTGCCGAGCCAATATAAACACCGTCATACGTAAAGTATGGTGAGTCGTAAGTGACTCTATAATCGTCATAGGTGACGGACATTGAACATCCTTATTGGGGCAACAAATGCAACCGACGACTTGGCCCTCGGCAGCGGAATTGCGTCACCCTCCCACGTATGCCATAGGCTGCCCACCTGGCTTTAGAGTCGCCCCAGAATGCAGTCATTCCAGACTAACCAATCGCCAGCATGATCAATCCTCGAACAGCACAGAGTAATGCCCTTCGACGCTCACAGCGCATTCGCCATGTTCGTCGCGTGCCCGCCATCAAGTAGCGCCGAGAGCGCATCTGTGGTCGCGAATGCCACCGCCCCAATTTCGGACTTTGTGTATCCCTCGTTCGCGCCTTCACCGTCAGACAGGGTATTGCCGTAATCAAGCGCCTGCCACTCGCGCTGCAGGGCTTTCAGTTCGTTGACGCCGTCCCATATTTGACGGTTAGCCGCACGCACGGCGCTGATGTAGTCTTGATGTCTGTTTGCCATTTTCTTTCCTTTTACGTGAGCAGGCCAAGAGCTTGTAGTTTTGTTTCAAGCTGATCGACCCGTGTTTTGAGGTTGTTGATCGTGGCGATTGCCAGATCCCGGTTTGTGCTGGTGTCCCAGCCGCCATCGGCAGTTCCAGCCCCGCCAGCCGGAGCTGCGGATACCGTGGCGGTCAGCGCAGTCGGCTTTACTACCGCCGTAACGCCGTAGAAACCGAGGCGAGGTACTGCCCCGTCTGACTCAACCCTGATTCCTTCTCGTGCTCCGCCGTAGTCATTGGTGCTGAGTTTGAGCCGGCTTGTCCGAGTAGCGTGAGTGGCATCTACCCACTCGGAAGATATGCCCGCCTGGAGCGTGTCGACCGTCGTACTGCTCTTTGCTGCAAATAGCACCCGAACACCAAGGCCAGCGGCCCCCGCGCCGGTGCTGTTCTTCGAGAACGTTGCAACGTCGTATATTGCGTTTGCTGCGGCGTCCGATACCGTCCACTTTGCGGCAGGCGCGGTGCCGACGAGATTGAACGTCGTGACGCCCGCGCTATTTGTGACTGCGTTCCAGTACTGCCCGGTATTGTAGCCTGCTCGAAACTGCTCAGTTGTGCTGATGGTATGCGCTTTTGCGGAGGGGGCGGCTGTTCCGACCCCAAAGTTGCCACTATTAACAGCAACATTTAGCCCGGCATACACGTCACCGCCAACCCCCCTATGTACATAGGATGTGAATTGCGGATAGCTGTAGTTCGACCAGAACACACCAAAAAAATGAACCGCGTCATATCCGTCTTTGCAGGCGGTGACTGTAATTACTATTGTTTTTGTGCCGTACAACGCACCGAGCGTAACGTAGGAATAAAACGCATTCGCCGGATCCCAACTGGTCTGCACGTCCTCACCGAGCAGAGCCCCTCCGGTATCAAAGAACTGCACTTTGAAGTCTTTGGGTGCGTAGGTTGGGTAAAAGATCATCGAAAAGGCTCTTTGCGTACTGTATGCAACTTCCAGGTTTAGCGTGACAGTCAACGGGGCGCCCGAGAATGGGAATTTCACGAAGGCCCCCGTGCCGTTGACAAGGTTGCTCAATACGCCGCTTACCGGGGCCACAGATGCGGTTATACTGCCCCCCCGGTAGTTAAAAAACGCCAACCTGTCGAACGCGCCTGGGATTAACGCGGGCAGCCCGCCCTTGCCGTAGCCGGAGTAGTCCGTAGTAAACCCGTACAGTTCGGCGGCCCCACCAGTGGCGGAGCCGTATGCGTAGCGGCCTCCCACCGAAAAGTCACCGGGCACGTTGAACGCCCCCGGAGGGCCTGCGCTCCACATTCCAGACTTCAAATTTGCCCAGGTTAGCGACTTCAACACGCCCCCTGCCGCCGAATCCATGATTGCAAACCTGTCTGTATCCACCACCGGGACTTTTCCACCCGCACCGCTTATCAACGCCCCTACTGAGGCCGGCGTCTCGTCGCCAGTATTCGTGCCGGTACTGGTGCCACTACCAGACGGAGCGCCTACCATCGCCGCAGTGATGCCACCTACCGGGCCTGTAAATGTCGGGGATGCCAGATTGGCCTTGAGATTCAGCGCCGTCTGCTGCGCGGTTGATACAGGTTTGCCTGCATCGCTGGTGTTGTCGACAGAGCCGAGACCTACTTGCGCCTTTGTTACCGAGTGCGGGTTACTGGTATTGGTGGCGTGCGAATCAGCGTTGGCGCCCTGCGTGCTAGTGGCGTAGGCGGTGCTCGCGGTTGTCGCAGCGGTGCCCAGGCCAAGCGTACTGCGTGCGGTGTTGGCGTCGGCATCATCAACGAGTGTGGCGCCCCACGCGGAAATTCCGTGTGCTGTCGCTACCGCGTTGTGCGTCGAGACTGCGCCGGCAGCTTCAAAGTCGCCAGTTGCCGCAGCAGCCGCGCTGCCGAGTGTCGGCAGGCCAGAGAGGGCGGCATAGGCGATCTGCGCCCCGTCGCCGCCGTCGTGGTTGTGTGTGTCGCCACCAGTGACGCCTTTGGCGAGCGGCGCGTATCGGGCATCCCCTCGCGCATCGGTGTGATAGTGCCCGTGGTCGTCGTCGGCCAGTCCGGTCAAGGCGCCGTGGTCTGATACCCCACCAGGTAGGCCGGTCAAGGCGCTACCGTCCAGGGCAGGCAGCTTGCCGCCGGTTTGCACTTGCACGAGATCCCCCACAGCAGTGCCAGCGTCGAGGTACGCCGCAGTGCCAAGGTCGGCACCACGCGCCGCGGCATCTGCGACAGCGATCACCCCAGTTAGTCTATACTCGATTGATTCCGGATCCACCTCACCGACTTTGCCCAACTTTACTTGAACGGCAGCCACAGCACTGTTGAGCAGGACGTGGTCGCCAACGTGATCATTGTTAAGGGTAGACCCAGGTGTCCCTGGAACACTCCTGATCGGGTCGACGAAAGTGTCATAATCTGCTGGGAACACCGTGCTCATACTGTCACCTCATCCTCAACAACAACTCTGCCGTACAAGGCCTCAGTGACTACTGGTTCTATGTCAGGGCTCACCATTTCCATGTCGTACACCCATGTGCCCAATGTCAACACCTCGGTATCAACGGCTGGAATAACTACTCGCGTTTTGTTAGCAGAAGCATCTACGACAATCATGAAGTTTTCAGTTGTCAGGTTAAGCAAGGTTGTTCCACCGTAAGCGTCTTTGATCTTCATCCGAGCCGTGTAGCCAGTCAGGTCGACAGGTGTGAGGTACTGAGCGTACCCACCCGCCAGGTAGGGATCGAACGCCGTAGTGTTTACCTCATTGAGTTCGATGTGGTCGTCGTCCACATACGTCGCGATACGGTAATCACGCGGGGAGATTTTGCTTGAGTCCTTGACGTTGATGTCGGTACACCCCTCAACACCACTAATAACAACAGGCCACCCGTCTGGAATACCGTGTCCAACAACTTCAAGCACTGGGGAACCGGCGAGCACGATCCCTGTGATTGGCTTGTAGGCGAACGGTCTCTGCTGCCAGAGCAACACCAGTTCAAAGGTTTTCCCTCGGGTGATCTTGATGTCTTTCTTCATTATTTGTCCAGGTTGACTGGCTTGGCTCTGGCGATCATTTCCGTCTTTGCCTGACCACCAGCCGTGCTCCCGAAGTAATAGTTCATGACAGCCCCCCAGGCTGCAGATAGTGCGCCCAGAAGGATCATCAAAGGTTGATTGTCAGCGACAGTAAGCATGCCCGATAGAAGGCCAATGAGGATGCTGAAGAAGCCTACAGTGATCAGGACAGCTAATAGGGCAGGTATTTTAGTGCGCGTGGCAACCTGCATTGCCCGTGCGTCCTTGGTGTTCTCAACAGCAAGTGCAGCGATCGCCTGCTGATTCTTGAAGCCCAACTCCTGCATCTGCACGGCAAACATCTGGTCCGCGTTCTTCAATGCCAACAGGGTCTCCGGTGTGGCGCCAGTGACGGCCGCCTTGATGGCGTCTTCAGTCTTGTCGGACAGGCCCAGCGCCTCAGCCACGGCAGTGATCGCGAGGCCACCGAGCGGGCCACCGAGCGTCGTGCCGATCCATGGCGCGACAGTTGAGATGACAGATTTCCAGTCCATCACACAGTCGCCTTCACAATGTCCATCAACTTGCGCACTCGGTTGGCCCATCCGCGTTTGTTCTCTTCCTGGGTTGGGTCATTGGCGATGATCTGAGCATAGAACGCCTCACGGATTTTCATAAATGCCTGAATGGTCTCACGCCGACCGAGTTGTTGCTCGCGAGCGGCGAGGGCAGTGAGTGTCTTCGGGCCAATCTTCCCATCCTGTACTGCGCCAACCGCCTCCTGCAGCATCATCGCCGCCAGACCAGGCCCGTGCTGGATCGCAGAGTCGAACATGACCAGGTCCATGGGCGAGCCCAAGAGACGGCACTTCACTGGCTCCCAGTAGCCCTCGTCGTAGATGCTGCGCACCTCCCACATCTCGATGTACTTGACGTGCCTGATCGGGTGCCGGTGCTTGGTCAGCCAGGCGTCATACGTCCGCTGGCGGATCCCGTAGTTCGTCGGTCCACCACGATCCGCCTTGCGGTTCGAGTAGCCACCCTCGACCGGGAGGATGTAGTCAAGGCACTCTTCGAACCGATCTGTCATTTCCCAACTCCTGGAACAGGGGTCGTGTACACCATCCGTACGATGCTGTCCCACATCGAGTTGGCGAGAAAGAGCAGGAAGACGCCAGCGGCCCACAGTAGAGACGACTCGATAACCTTGGCCTTCATGCGGGTGTTGGCAACTTGTGCAGCTATCTGGGCATCAACCCATTCTGTGCGCACCCTGACAGCAGTGGCCGAGCCCATGGCTGCGAGCGTTTCCTCTTCCTTGTTGGCGTGCGTGATCAGGACCCTCGCCAAATTGTTGATGCCGTGCATGAGGAGTCTGTCGACATCCTCCCCGCCATTGGCAATCAACATGTCCACTTCCTGCTGCGAGTACACCTTCAAACCCGGTGTTTCTTCTTCGTCCTTACTCATGCTGTTCCATCGATGGCGTAGATTCCCGCCTTCTTGTTCTGCCCCCTCCCAGTAGATGGCGTGTCTGGCGCCAGCTTCTGGTTGAGGGTGCTGCCATTATTCGACGTCTTGTCAGTGGCCGCCTGCTCGCTTGTCTGCTTGAACATCGTGCCGCTCAGTGGCTTCATCCCGGCAGGCGCCAAGGAGCCCGTCAACTGCAGACACGCCTCATCATCCGAGATCATACCCAGCGACAGGCGCTCCAGGACAATCATCTGTTCCGTCTGCTTGAACGAAGCCAGTTCAGCGTCTGGGCGCAGGTCGATGGGGGCGAACGTGAACTCCACCACGACATCCAGGCCGAATAGGCGCGCAGCCAGGGTCAGGGCACGGCTCCAGAATTCCTCGAGCGGCGCCTTGATTGCACCCGTACAGGAGCGGATGAACAGCATGATCTCGGCCGAGGCGATGTTCGAACTGCCGCTGGCGTAACCAAGAACAGTGCCGTTCGTCTTCGAGCCAGTACTCAAGCGAGCATTGCTCATCTCCTGCAGCACGGTGTACTCGTCGGCCAGGCCCGCGTTGCTCGGGTTCTCCACCTCAAAGCCAATGCTCGACAGGTAGACCAGGGCATCTTCAGGCTTCAGCGAATTGATCTTTTGCTCAACCGCGGAGATGACAGCGTTCAACTCCTCAGTCGCTTTCGCCTTGTCCATCTGCGCTTCCTGGGACAGGTTCTTGCGCAGCATCTCTTCGTCGATGCGGATCTTCTGGCGGGGGTGGATCACCTTGCCCACGATCCGCGTGATGTCGTTGGCAAACGACTCGCTGTTGATCACTGGCTTGATCGCGCTTTCGATCGGGCTGCTCGAGTAGGGGTCGAGCAGGCTCTGGTCGAGTGTCACGTAGAAGAAGGTCGAGATATCGAGCGGGATCTTCGCCGAACCCACGTACTGCCATGGCACCAGCGTCTTGTCGGATGCCGCAACGAACTTGATCTGTGTTGTGCTGACAGGCTGGATGCGCGCTGGCTGCCTAGCCTTGTTCAGGACCATCTCTCCACAACAAGAGCCGTACTGGATCAGCTCCTTGGCGAGCGACTCCGACGTGGCGCGCACCGACTGCGGTCCGGTGAACCCGTCAGTGGCATAGTCCGGGAGCAGGTTCAACCGGGTCAGCAATTGCTGCGTGAGCATTGTCGCTTCGCGGTTGAACGTGCCGTCCGGGTTCTTAGCCACCGCCGTGTACTTCTGCGGTATCCCCAACCGGATATAGGCCCACACCGCAGCCGACAGCTCTGGTGATGCGACCACGAAGTCGCGGATGATCGTGCGTGTGTCAGCTCCATTGCGGAGCGTCGTCGTGTCAGCGCTAGCGAGCCGGCGATCTTCCAGCGGCAGGACCGCGGTCGATGGGGTGGTCGTCTTCAGATAGCTTGGGAACGTCATCGAGCCCGGGCGCACCTTTGGTGGGGCGACGGGCTGAAGCTGCGTAGCAGCGGACAGGTCCAGGAATCTGGTTATGCTTTCGACATCATCGAACATTCGGGGCGCCTTACGGTTCCCCGAATGTTACGCTATCGTCAACAACTTAGCAATAGTCCATGGCTATAGAAGTGCACACTACACAGTCGCTGGTAACAACCCCGTATACTGCATACTGGACGTGGAAATGACCTCTTTCCGGGGCTTCACCGAGAAGCTCCCGACCAATGGTAGGACACCACCGCCAGCCCCAGAGTAGGTGCCGACCACGTGCTTGGCCAAAAATGCGTACTTCAGAGCGAAGAAGTAGTGATCATTGCCCTCTTCGGACTTCAACCATTTGAACTCCATCACCTGCGAGCGCATGTTCCAATCCTTAACCCTGCGCATCGAAGTGCAGTGCTCAATGAACTCATCGTCCTGGCGGCACGTCCACTTGGAGAACTGGCCCGATCGGATGAACTCCATCAGGGCATCGAAGGTTCTGTCCCTTGCCACGTTGATCTGCTTGATGAACTGCTCACCAACTGTCCTATCCTCTTCCTGCTGCTTAACCGTGAAGAGGTGCGTGCCCTTGGTCCCCGTGTAGACGCATGCCCACAGGTTGTTGTCGATCGCCTGCAGGGCCATGACCGTATCCGTGTAGGGGAGGGAGTCGACCACCGACACCCTGACTCGGTACTCGATGCGCAACTCGGCGTAGCGCGTCTTGACCTGAATCAGCGGCACCTTTTCGACGTGCACCACTTGC